CTGCTTCATTAGACCATAAATCACTCGCTGAAAATCGGCTGCTTGTTTTGGATCCTTGGCTTCTTCAATCTCGGTTTCTAATTTTTCTTTTGAATCTTTCATAGTGGTTTTAAATTGTTGTATTCGTTGTCCTGGGGTGTCTTTTATGTATTTATCTCTTAGCGCATTTGTCCCTTCAAAACCAGCGCCATAGTCTTCAAGTATAGTGTTATCTGCTTCTAAATTCATGTCCTACAACTCTTTTCATTTGGTTTGTAAATTCTTTAAAGTCCGGCTTGTTCTTGTAGTATTTTATTGTACGAGCCGCGTCATCTTTCCCTGGCCTTTGCGGAGCCGTCTAAAAAGGATGTTGCTTCTTTTAGATTATGGTATAACGTCAAGTACTTTTTACTCTTTGCCAAAACGCTATAGCCATTCGGCAAAGATATTACCGCAGCAAGCTGTTCAATAAGTTTATCGCGGGCAATGCAAAGCATGTCTAAGGCAGTTATAATATACTCAATTTGTATCAATACTAACGGTGCGGCTGCCATGTTGTAGCATGACAGTGTCCAATACGAATGATGTAAGGGTTAAAATGACAATTGTAAATAATGCGTGGATATGAATAACCGTCATAAATACTTGGTGCTACACGTGGGTTTATTGGTGCACTGGTATAATATGCACTAGATGTATATACGGCACAGCCACAAAACATGAATGCAACTGCCATACTTGCAAGTAGTTTAATCATCTTTTTTTAATGTTGCCAATGCTATACTTGCATTGTATGTCCCATTCACTCTTTACGGCATGTGAGATAATCTTTATTTGTTTAAGGCTGGTAGTTTCCTTAATGCTTTCGTTGTTGGATACTCGAACCAATCCCCAGTCGCTTAATAGCGTAATGATGGTATTGCGACGGCAATAGTCATCATGAGTAAAAGACGACGGCTTGCCATCAAGCATAAAGAGTTCTTTAAAATGCACAATGAAATAGCGGCCCTGCTTATGTAAGATGTGACAGCTTTGATACAATACATTGTGCAACTTCTTAGAGCTTACACCAATACGACTTAGCGTTTCTTTTACCTTTAAGAAATCATCAGGTTCATTCAAATACACCTCTACCATATCAGCAGGTGTCCAGTTAACAGTATTTTGTAAATCACTCATAGCAATATTACATATTTATATTATTTACTGCAACCGCCGTGTTCACGACTAGATCGTATACTTGACAATGCGCTCTCACTTAATAGTGGCAGCACGTCTCGTGCCTTTTCGGCACTATAGCAATAATGCTGCATCAGCATTTGCACATCAGCACCATCATCCATCTTCTTGCTCCATTTGCTAAAGCGTTTCTTTGCGCGAACAGTATTTTTTAGAAAGTCATATTGCATCTTGACAGGCAATGCCGCATAGCGATTCATTTCATTTGCGAGTAGCACAGTATCATTAAAGTATGATAGACCGCGGTTGACCATGAATGGCAAGTATGCGCGCTCTGCACTAGATGGGTCCGCGGCTCCTTCACTGTTGTCAGCTTTACACTCTGCCAGTAAACTTTCACCATTACTTCCTTCATTTATGCTATTAAGAAACGAAAAGAAACTTAATTTTGGAGGAGCAGCTGGTTGTGCACTTTCTTTTTTCTTGGCTGCCATATTATTTGCTCCATTCAACGTTGCTCATGAGTTCGACAAAACAGGCCACCATATTTAGTTCTCTGTCACTTACAAAAGCTGCTTTATAACTATAGTCTGCAAGAATAAGCACGGCACTTGGAATGCTGTTGGGAGAAACTGTATCATACAAGCTGTCATAAATCTTACGAAATACAACGGTGCTATCAAGACTACTGTTGTTGACAACCCAGCTGCGCATGTTTTTAAAATCCTTAGTACGCAGGTGTGTTGTGAGTTCAGCTATGTTTTGATCGCTCATTCCTACAAGGATAGCCGTAGGAATCTCACCGCTAGTGCTATACCGCTGGCATTCATTTAGCACCCGACGCCAATCTGGCGCATAGCGAATAATCAGTTCAGCAATGGTTTTGTCTTGAAAGACTATACCTTCTTCTTTAAGAATGGCTGACAAACGCTTCATAAAGTCGCCGGCCAAGGCGGCTAGCTGCTTCTTTGGCGTATTAAATTCAATTACACTACAGCGGCTGTGCAATGGTTCAATGATTCTGTTCTTAAAATTACATGTAAGAATAAAGCGGCAATTGTTACTAAACTCTTCAATGAATGCACGCAAAGCCGGTTGCGTAGATGTTGCTTGCAAATAATCTGCCTCATCGAGAATAACCACTTTATATCCACCAGCCAAAGATACACTACTAGCAAACTGTTTGATTTTATTGCGCAGCACATCAATACCACTTTCTTCACTGCCGTTGATCATGATGTAATCAAGATCAAGCTGATTGCACAATGCCTTAGCAACTGTAGTCTTACCCAGGCCAGCCGTTCCTGCAAGAAGCAGGTTGGGCAGCTGACCTCCCTTCACAATGGCATTAAAGGTTTTCTTTAATTCGGCCGGAAGAATACATTCATCGATGGTTTGTGGGCGATAACGCTCTACCCATAAGAATTCATTTTTAATTTTTTTCATAATATAGATTTGGCTTAGGTGTGTTGTTGCAGCAGTATTTTATACTACTGTGATTGCTTTGTAAAGGTTTTTAATATCGCTAGTCTCATTTTCAAAATCAGCAACATTCTTCTTATGATAAAGACGTGCAACTTTGCGAATTAGCGGTTTACCAATATCAAATGCATCTGCGGCTGCGCCAATGATTTCTTTAATCTGATCACGACTATTATCCATCTTGGACAATTCGATACCAATCTCTTTAATGACATTAAGCATGTCGAGCTTTTGTTGTTCGTCTTCAATATCAATCATAGGTGTGTGTGTTAAAATTTAATGTGTAATTGTTTTGCAAAATATTGCGCAGGCTTTGGCGGCGTAAAGTATACATACTCAAAGCCTGCGCATTCTGGTTTATTATGCTTCTGTCGTGGTTTCCGAGCCTTTGCTAAAATCAAAATTTAGCTGATTGCTTGGAGTCACTTCACTGCTATTTGTAGTCTCTGCGGTATTTGTTTGTGCAACTTCAGGCTCAGGAAGAAATCCTTTGAGCTTTTCGAATAGACCGCCAACAACGGTAAATTCAGCTGCTTCAAATGCACCACGCCGCGATACAGCACTAATGATATTGACAATAAGTGCAATATCATCAATTGTAATTTTATGTGGCGTGGCTTCAGTTTGTGTTTCGTTTTGTGTACTCATAGGTTGTGTTTGTTATGGGAGGTTTATGCGTTGTAGCTGCTTGTCTTTTCAAGAGCAATGTAGTAATTGATTGGCACAGCTTTGTTGGTCCAATGACTAATCAGCTTGCTGCTAATTTTAACTTCATAATTGCCTGGGATTACTTTAAGATTGGCAATAAGGAATTGAAGATCAAAGTTGTTTTTATTGTCGTTAGCATCATCGAGAACAACCGTAAAGCTGTTGGCTGTAGCATTCTTTGGATCAACAACACTCAGTGTAACAACTCCGTTTTTTCCACCGATACTTGCAATGGAGTGACCAAGAACACCCGCAGCTTTACGAATTTGACCAAGCAGGTCGCTATCGATATTCACAATCACATCTGCTGAAGGCATAGTGATTTTACTTTTGGGTGTGGTCAAAATGCTTTGATCCGCAAAGCGATAGCTTGCTTTAGTGCGGCCGCTTTTGAACACAACACTGTCTGCTGTAAAATCAAGGTCAGGATCACTCATCAATGAAAACATATTAATGAATTCATTAAGATCATAGATACCAAATGTGGTTTCAAAAAGTTCAGTAATTTCAGCGCATGCCATAATATTTTTGGCTTCTGAAATGGTTGATAGAGATTCGCCGCTCTTGACAATCAAATTGCTATTGATTGCCGCAAAGTTTTTAAGAATGTCTAGTGTCTGGTTAGATAGTTTTGTCATAATGATAATTGTATACGGTTGTCTTATAAATGTAAATCTTTTTGTTGTTTTTCTTTTGCTGATTGCTGCAATTCATAATAGAATAGCATACAACAGGCTGCATGTGCAGCATGATGAAATCCAGTTTCAGGATCATGCGTTTCGCCTTTTAACAGCGCCCACATATGTCGTTGTGCAGCTGCAAAGTAGCGATTCTGTGCATCATCAAGTAATTTCCAGTTGTCTCTTGAATACTTAACCGCTCCATATGTAAGAACCTTTACAGTTTCTTCCAATGCATATGGTGGTACTAGACTATAATCAGGTTTGCCAGCATCATATTTGATGCCAGCCAATGGTGCAGAATCTTGTGGCATAATGAAAAAAGCGCAGGAGTACTTTATTGTACTCCTGCGCTTGTTAGGAATTAGCCATTCTTACGCGGTGTGCCAAGGCGATAGCGTTTAACCAGCTCACCTGTGCGTGTCTTACGAGGGTTAAGATACACTGCATAGCCAAGTTCACGGAGTTGGTTAACAACGCGAGCAGGGTCAGCAATACCTGCAGCTTTTGCTTCAGCGACAGTAAATTCATGACCTGCTTCAAGTACGGCGTAAATAGCCTCCTTTTGTGTCATTTTAGCTGCGATGCGGGCGAATTGTGCAATTTCTTTTTTGTTCATACAATTAATGTGTGTTTGTTTCTTTATCGGTCTGTGTGTTTACTTGGTTTAGCGTAAGACCATTGCTAAAGGTTAGAAAGGAACTTCTTCTTCAACGACAGGAGCCGCTGTGAGTGGGTCAACTGGAGCTGTGATTTGATTACTGTCAATCTTAGTGTAAAGATCGAGGAATGCTTCACGTGTTTCGTTTTCAAAGCGAGCAATGCAAAGACTGATTGCTTCAAGGCGGTTGCGGAAGATGCTGTAGGCCTTGACAATATGGCACAGGCGACGCGTACTAATAAGTTCATCGACACCTTCATCGGCATATGTCTTGCGGATAACCGCACTCCAACTTACCAGCTTGTCAACAAATTCAGCATCAGCAACATCATGTGATTCCATATGTTTGGCGACAATGCTGTGCTCAATTTTGAATGCAGGATACGGTTGGTCGATGGTTGCAACAAAGCGCTCAATGAATGCTTCATCAATTACATTGGCTGCACTATAGCGGCCATCTTCGCTGCCACGTCCTTTGGTATTGGCAGTAGCAATCACGTTAAAGCCTCTGGCTGGGTGAATTACTTGGCCAATCTTTTTCACAAGAACCGGCTTGCCTTCAAGCACGCCTTGCAGGCACATAATCTTGTTGCTGCCACGGTCAAGTTCATCAATCATCAAGATGCAGCCTCGCTCCATTGCCTTAATCACTGGTCCTTTGTGGAAAACAGTTTCGCCATTAATCAAGCGGAAGCCACCAATAAGATCATCTTCATCGGTTTCTGGGCTAATTTGTACGCGGATGTATTCCCTTTTAAGCTTGGCACATGCTTGTTCAACCATCATGGTTTTGCCGTTGCCGCTCATTCCGCTGATGTATAGTGGGAAAAACATGCAGCTTTCAATTACCTTCTTAACGGTTTTATATTCACCCCACTGCACAAATGTTGGATCAACCTCAGGAATATAAATATCATCATTGCAAATTGAAGTTAGCTTAGGCTGAGGAGCAGCCGTAGCCAGTTTAAAAACCGGAACCGGTGAAGATGGAGTAATGTCAGCCACGGTTTTTTCACCAAGCGTATCTGGTGATGCTGAGGCCAACCTGCTAAGGTTATACAAGCCGCGCTTGACAGTACTCTTGTACTTATCACACATCATATTGTCTTTGACTTGCTTGTAAGTCATGCCATTAGCGCGGCCAACTTCATACAGCTTTGCGCTGCTTACTTCAAAAATTGCGCCGTGGCCAAACAGCGCATTGAGTGTGTTTTGTATCTTACTTTGTGTATTCATAATGTAGTGGTTGTCAATGTGTACGAGATTATTATAAACGGAAT